CAACGCATCGCCGCCGGAAAAGACTTACACAGCGGCAGAGTACAACGCGTTGCAGGTGCAGCTGCAACAGGCACAGGACGCGTTAAAGCAAGCCCAGAAGCAGACAAAGGCAGACAACGCCGCCAAGCAGACACAGGAGAACGCCCGCGTCACCGAACTGGAAGCGGAACTCGCCAAGGCGAAGCTGGAGGCGGCGGTACAGGTGGCACTGCTGAAAGCCGGAGCACTGGACACAGACTATCTGGCGTACAAGCTCCAAGGCATGGACGGCGTGGCTCTGGACGACAAGGGCAGGCTGACAGGCTGGGACACCACGCTGGAAACGCTGAAATCCCAGTATCCGACGCAGTTCGCCGCAGCAGAGAAAAAGCAGATACTGGAACAGAAGCTGCCGGACAACAGCGGCGGCTCTGCAGTCACTGCTGATGCGTTTGCAAAGATGTCCTACGCCCAGCGGCTGGACTTGTACAAGACTGACAAAGACACATACGACACCCTTACCGGGAGAAAAGGAGAATAACCATGGCAGAAACAACAACTATTAAGGACCTCGTAAATCCGCAGGTCATGGCGGATATGATCTCCGCAAAGATCACAAGCAAGATCGTCGTCACCCCGTTTGCAAAGGTGGACACCACCCTGCAGGGCGTGCCAGGCGACACCATTACCGTGCCCCAGTACAGCTACATCGGGGATGCGGTGGACGTTGCCGAGGGCGTAAAGGCAGACACCGTAAAGCTCCAGACCAGTACCACCACTGTGAAGATCAAGAAAGCGATGAAAGCGGTGGAACTGACAGACGAATCCGTGCTGTCCGGCTACGGCAATCCGGTGGCAGAAACTAATAACCAGATCGGAAAGTCTATCGCGGCGAAGGTCGATGCCGATGCCATGGCTGCGTTGCAGGGGGCACAGCTGACCTATGACGGCAGTGCGGCGGCGATCAAGTACGCCGGCATTGTGGACGCCATTGACGTGCTGGACGAGGAAGTGAATACGGACAAGGTCATCTTTGTGCACCCGAAGCAGGTGACACAGCTGCGGAAGGACAGCGATTTCCTCAGTGCAGACAAGTACAAGGACGGCGTGATGCTGACCGGTGAAATTGGCATGGTGGCAAACTGCCGCGTGGTGCCGTCCAAGAAAGTGCCGCTGCACAGTGAGTGGTACTACTTTGACGAAAGCGGTACGGCGGCGACTGAGGGGAACATCGCGGAGATCCGGAAAACTCTGCCCGCTGCAAAGGTCGGCGATAAGGTCACAAAGTCCACTACGGCGTGCTACTTCTGTCCCATCGTCAAGCTGAATCAGGACAGCGAGACTGAGGACGACACCGCGGCGCTGACCATCTATCTGAAGCGTGACACAAACGTAGAAGTAGATCGTGAGACGCTTGCAAGAAAGACAGACATCAGCGCAGATCGGTTCTATGCGGTAGCACTGTCTGACACCTCCAAGGTGGTACTGGCGAAGTTCAAGAAGTAAGGAGCGGACACCATGCTGATGACAGTGGAGCATCTCCGGAAATTTGTGGACACCGAAACACCGGACGAACTGCTTGCGGAACATCTTGCCGCACTGGAAGCTGCGATCCGGCAGGAAACGCACAACACCTTTACAGAACGCGGCTTCCGGCACGTGACGGCGATTCAGGGCGGTGTCATGCTGACACCGAGCCTGCGGATCCTGACAGGGGACACCGTGCAGATCGGCGAGCAACTGTACACGGTACTGCCGGACAGCATGCTGTCACCTGCTCCGGCGGACACCGATTCTGCGGTGCTGCACCGTGTAGCATATCCGCCGGACGTGGTAATGGGGTGCGTGGAAATTCTGCGGTACAAGCTTAGCAGGGCGGGGCAGAACGCCGCCGACAGGGCGGGAATTGCATCAGAAACCATCAGCCGGCATAGCGTGACCTTTTCCGGAGAGGACGCTTACAGCGGAGTTCTGGGCGTTCCTGCACGGCTGACCAAATTCCTGGACAGATACCGGAAAGCGAGGTTCTGACAATGCACGGCTTGATTGGTGGAAATATAGATGCGGAACTGCTGCTTGTGGAAAGCAAGGTCAACGAGATCGGCGAGGCAGTGGAACAGGAAACGCCTGTGCTTACGCTCAGTGGCTGGCTTGACCTCTCTGGTAGCGATAGCCGTTACACGACGTACAACGCCAAGACGGAACAGTCTACGCATATTTTTGTGGCGGACTGGGTGCAACTGCCGGAGAACATTGTCCCGGAGAACATTGTCCCGGAGAACTGCCGCTTACGTTGTGGCGGAAAGCGGTATGATGTGCTTGACATTGACAACCCTATGGAAATGGGAGACGGATCACAGCTGGAAATCTATCTGCGGTACACGGGAGGTGCGGCACAGTGAAAATGGAAACGGTATCACTGGAAACGCATATCCTGGAGGCTGCCGATCTGATTGACAGCGCTGTGGAACAATTTCTCACGGAAATGGGTGCGCTGCTGTCGGCAGATGCTGCGGCAATGTCTCCCGTAGACGAGGGGCAGCTGAAAGGCTCATGGGACTATGTTGTTGACACGGCAGAGCATTCCGTTACTGTTGGCAGCAACCTAGAAAACGCCGTCTGGAATGAGTTTGGGACAGGTTCCCATGCAGCGAACGGTGACGGCAGAGCGTCCCCTTGGTACGTCCCTGTTGCTGGATACACCGGGTCAAGGAAACCGACATATCAAGGGAAGGTCACGGTTGTATACGGAAAAAACGGAGTGCAATATTACAAGACGGACGGTAAGGCAGCGCAACACACGTTGCAGCACGCAGCAGATCAAGACCTGCCGAAAGCAGAACAGCGTCTGGCTGCAATTGTGAAACGAGGCGTGTCATGACAAAAGAACTGCTGGCGGCGGTAAAAGAACGACTTGAAGCAGCTGAAATACCGTATCAGTATGAGACCTATCAGACTGCCGGAAAGCTGCCGTCGGTCTACTGTGTCGGACATTGCAGCAGCAGCCCGGTCACAGAAGAAAGCGGTATGCTGTCCGGGACGTTCCTGCTCACGTTGGTTGGGACGAGCTGGGATGCACTGATAACTGCCCGGGAGAGAATTTGCAGGGCGTTCCCCAGAGTCACCGGATATAGCACATCCGGTGATGATTATGCAGTGGTGCTGTTCTTTAACAGCGCTGTTGCTGTTCCGTGCGACGATGCACGGCTGAAAAAAATACAGATCAATCTGAAATACATAGAATGGAGAGTGGAGTAATATGCAGGCAGGACAACACGGCATGACCCAAAATACATTAGAGCGGATCTGGCTGGGCGCAGGGACGATCCACAAAGGACTGACGCTGACGACCGGCACCTCCGGCGGCAATGCACAGTTCAATTTTAAAGAAACGTTGTTGTGTGCGACATCCGGCGGTAACAGCCTGGAGATCACCAGCACACTGTACGATGTGCCGATCGACGGCGTAGGCGTCAAGGTATACGGCGGTGTGGTAAAGACCGGAGAGACCGGCACAATGACCATCAATGCTCTGGACATGACGCCAGAGCTGCTGAACCATGCCTTATTTTCCGATCTGGTAGAATCGCAGGGCGCAAAAGACTACCTGGTCGGCACGACCGGACAAAAGATTGAAGAAAAGCACTGGATCGACAAGCTGGCGTATGTGGGCGAAACGTTGAAAGACCGTAAGCCTATTGTCATTGTTTTCGATAAAGCCATCTGCACCAGCGGCGCAAAGGTGGACGGCAAGAGCTTTGAAGCGAGTGTGCTGCCGCTGACATTTGAGGCATACCGGCCGTATTCTGACGGCGACCGCATGACAGGTCTGAACATCAATATCTATTATCCGAAAACAAGCGCAGATGTCCAGAGCGTAGCTGCCAGCGCGGCAGCGTCCAAGTGAAAGGAGCAGGCGTATGAAGCAGGTAAATATGCGGGAACTTACCGCAGAGGATATGGGGATGCTGTTCGACATCGCATCCGCCATTGGTTCGGACGAGATCGCAGCTCTGACAGAAGATCCGGCGATCGCCGCCGCCATTTCCCGGCTCGGCAGCGGAAATTTCCGTGAGGTTGGTGCAGTAGCTGCAGCAAAGGCGGCCGCTATTATCATCCGAAACTATCGGAAGTGTGAGCCGCTGCTCCGGCAGCTGCTGGCATCGGTTACCGGGAAATCTGAGGCAGAGATCGCAAAGTCCGGCGCAGGCACATACGCTGCCATGCTGCGGCAGCTTGTCACATCGCAGGGAATGAAGGATTTTTTCACGGAATTGCTGCCGTTTGCGGCAGCGGAGACAGCATCACCGGATTCTGCGAATTGATCTGGCGGCGGTATGCTGACCCTATGGGGCTGCTTGGCGCTGCTCTCCGGCAGCATCGGTTCGCAGAGACGGTCTGCAAGATATATGAGGAATCCTCCCGGCAGCAGTGCTGGGAGTTTTTCCTGCATCAGGTGCGCGACAAGTCTTTCCATGAATTTATGGACGGGCTACAGACCAGTTCTGCGAAAGAACAGTCTCAGCACATCCGGAAAGAAGATGTGCCGGCGCTGATCCGGCAGAATATCGCCCGGTTTGAGAATATGCAGTTCGGTGCGGCAGAAAAAATCTATTGACGGGAGGTGAGAGAAAACGGATATTTTCAAGCTATTCGGCAAGATCGCCGTAGACAGCAGTGAAGCACGAAAACAGCTGAAAACCACGCAGGCCGATGCCGAAAAGACCGAGACGCGGATGTCTAAAGCATTCGACAAGATCGGGCAGGCGTTTGGCAAGGCATTCAAAGGACAAAAAGGTGACATCTCTGACACCAAGGAATCTCTGCAAATCCTGACCAAAAAGGTGGAACTACAGCGGACGACACTGGACAAGCTGAAAGACAAGTACAAGGACCTTCGCAAAGAAACCGGCAAGGAATCCGATGAGGCGAAAACCTGTGCGGACAACATCAAAAAGCTAAGTTCTGAGCTGAAAAGCAACGAGAAAAAGTTGAGTCAGGCACAGAAAGCCGCCGATCAGCTGAACCGGGAACAGAAAAATCTGGACGATTCCGCCGGAAAGGCGAAAAAATCGGTCAAGGAACTGGGGGACAGCGCCAAAAACACAGAAGGCGGATTTTCCGTCATGAAGGGTGCCATTGCCAATGTATTGGCGAGCGGTTTTGAAAAGCTGATCGATCTTGCCGCAAAGGCAGGACAGGCACTTTGGGATTTTGGCAAGGATTCTGTAGAATCTGCGGCAGAGGTGTCTGCGGAAAACTCTGCATTTGACCAGATCATGGGCGACTATGCCGGCGAAGCACAGAAGAAAATGGACGCTGTTGCAAAATCCACCGGCGTGGTATCCACGCGGCTGACCGGCAGCATGACCTCTCTCACTGCAAAGTTCAAGGGTCTGGGATTTGGCATAGAAGACGCCACCGACCTTGCGACAGGCGGCTTGACTCTGGCATCCGACGCAGCAGCGTTCTGGGATGTGTCTCTGGACGAGTCCATGGGGCATCTGAACAGCTTCATCAACGGATCCTATGAGGGTGGTGAAGCCATCGGTCTGTTTGCCAACGATACGCAGATGGCATCCTACGCCGTGGAAAAGGGCATCATCTCCGAGACAAAAGCATGGGCGAATCTGGACGAAGCCACAAAGCAGGCGACACGTCTGGAATATGCAGAAAACATGATGCAGGCTTCCGGTGCTGTCGGACAGGCGGCAAAGGAATCCACGCAGTACGCCAACGTGCAAGCCAATCTGACGGAAAAATGGCGGCAGTTCAAGGCGGAAATCGGCGAGCCGATCATGGAGAATTTCGTAATTCCTGCCATGCAAAAGCTTTCTGAGTGGATAGACATCGCACGGCAGAAATTCGAGGAGATTCAGCCGCAGATCGAGGACTTCAAGGAAAAACTCGGGGAATGGTGGGAAAAGGCACAGGAGGTTGCGGCCTTTGTGCAGGAATCTTTCCAGCCGGTCATCGATGCACTGAAAGATGCATGGAATAACCTGAAAGATGCAGTCTCGCCGCTGACCGAACTGTTTTCCGGATTTGTCGAAAGCGGCGGTGCGGCATCTACGGCAATGACGGTGTTCGCCGGAGCGTGTCAGTTTGTGGCGGGCGTGATCGGGATACTGTCCTCCCTGATAACGCCTGTAATTTCCACGATCAGCAGCACTATTGCAGAGCATCTGCCGGGCTGGATCGAGAAGATTCAAGCCATTGGCGAAAATTTAAGCTGGCTGCAACCAATCATTGCTTTGATCGGCACTGTCGTGGCGACAACAGTTTCCACCGTAGCAGGGTTGCTGAACGGGCTGTTCAACGCGATCGACGGCATTATACAGGCGATCTCCGGTGTATTCGAATTTTTGCAGGGCGTGTTCAATGTTTTTGTCGGCATATTTACAGGAGATACTGATCGTATCAAGCAGGGGTTCGGCGAAATGGGCACCGGTATTTCCAACACGTTTATGGGCTTGTGGAATACGGTTTCCGGCTATCTGACAGGCTTCCTCAACGGTGCGAAAGATACGTTCAAGGGCATCTTTGATTCTGCTTCCGAGAAGTTCAGCGGCGTAAAGGAAGTAGTTGACGGCGTTGTGCAGTGGCTGAAAGGCGTGTTCGACTTTGACTGGCATCTGCCGGACATCAAGCTGCCGCATTTCAGTATTGAGGGCAGTTTTTCTCTCGATCCGCCGTCCGCACCGCATTTGAGCGTGGAATGGTACGCGAAGGGCGCCGTGCTGCATCAGCCGACCATATTCGGCATCAATCCGAGTACCGGCAACGCCATGATCGGCGGCGAAGCAGGTGCAGAAGCAGTCGCTCCTATTGCCACGCTGCAAGGCTATGTACAGGAAGCTGTCCGTGCCGAAAATGCCGGCGTTATGGAACTGCTGTCTGAAATTCTGGCGGCGATACTGGACTACTTTCCGCAGCTGGTGGCTGTATCTGGTCACGACATCAAGATCAATGGCAGAACGCTTGCGAAGCTTATCGCCACTGATATGAACCGTGAACTTGGCAGCCTGCAAAGCAAAGCGAAGAGAGGGGTGACATAAGATGAAAGGCATCAAATTTGACGGGAACCACTCGTATGATGCGTACCAGCTTTTTCTGAATTCCTACAGCATCGGCGAAGCGGAGCCGAACACCAACTTGGTGGAGATCCCCGGCGTAGACGGGGCTGTGGACTTTACGGAGTACTTCGGCGGCGTGACGTACAAAAGCCGCATACTGAAGATGCAGTTCACCTTTATCGCGGATCGCTTCGGGCTGAACGCGGCATATGCAAAGCTGCAAAACGCCCTGAACGGCAAGCGAGTGAAAATCGTGCTGGACGATGACAAGGATTACTTCTACACGGGGCGTGTATCTGTCGGGGAACTCTCTCCTGACGGGCAGATCGGGGAAGTGACGCTGACGGCGACCTGCGATCCGTATAAGTACAAGAACAAGGCTAGAACAGTGACCTGCTCCGGTCACACGGTCGGAAAAGGCGTTGGTACAGCTGGTGGTACGGCTGCCACCCTGATCCACGCCTCCGTCACAAACGCCGGCGGCGTTCCTGCTGTGCCGACGTTCAACGGCGACAAGGATTTCTATGTCACAGCAACGGAGCGGCACACAGGCGGCAGCAGCGACACGTACCTGAACGAATCCGAATCGCTGCCAAGCGGGAAAGATACGGCGATCAGCGGCGTTGAGATTCCTGCTGGGGCAACGCAGGAGTTCGGGTTCTGCTGTGTCGGAGAGGGTGATCTGACAGTGACGATAAAGCTGCAGGAAAGGAGCCTGTAAGAGTGTATAAGGTCAAAGTAGATGAGAAGCTGCTGTGCTTCACCGGCAGTGTCAACGGCATGGAGTACGTCACAGATCCTGATGTGAAGCTTGTGGTCAACGGCGTGGACAGCTTTTCCTTTGCGATCTACCCGCAGCATCCGCTGTACAAAGAGATCGCATGCAAGGTGTCCCGCGTGAAGATCTGGCGGGACAGCAAACTACTTTTTTACGGAGAAGTCACGGGATACAGTCAGGACATGTATGGCATACGCACGTATGACTGCGAGGGAGCTCTGGCATGGCTGAACGACCTGCACTTTGCCTACTCGATCAGCGGGGCAACGCCCAAAGACGTACTGTACTGGTATATCAAAATGTACAACCAAAAGCTGCGGGACAAGTCGAAAAGCTTCGAGCTGGGTGATGTGACGGTACATAAGGCAATGACGCAGGACGGAACAGAAGGAACAATTGCCCGCTCCAGTGGTGTGTATCCGTCCTTCTGGGAAGAAATCCAAGACAAGCTGCTGAACTCGTTTGGCGGCATTCTGCGTGTCAGATATGTCGGCAGCGATACCTGTGCCGGATATATCGACTGGCTTGCAATTCCGTCAGGAACCTGCTCACAGGACGTGCGATATGCCAAAAATCTGCTGAACTGCGACTGGGCATATGATTGTACATCAATTGCAACTGCTGTTGTACCGCTGGGAAAGCGAAAGGACAGCAGCGGAGATAACGAAGTCCGTCTTACGATAGATAAGGCGGACGATGACGATGCCACTTTTATGATCCAGTACATGACCGGAACGGACGATCTCGTGAAATCCGGAAACATGGTCTACAGCAAATCCCGCATGGAAAAGTATGGTCTGATACAGCAGGCTATAACTTTTGATGATATTACAGATGCGGGAACGCTGGCGTACCAAGGGGCGGTGTGGCTGCGGCAGAACGGGAAAGCGTCAAGCACGATCCGTGCGGAAGCCATCGATCTGGCGGACATCGACGAAAGCGTGGAGCACTTCACACACGGCGACTATGTACGGACAAAGCTGCCGGGGGATTCCGCGGAGAGCCTTTTCCCCATAACCGCAATTGAGATTCCGATCGCGGCACCTGAAAATGCGAAGCTGACAGTAGGCACACAGGAAAGCGGTATCACAAGCGAAAGCGGCGGGCAGGGCGGAGGCAGTATTGCAGATGCTGGCTCTGGTGCTGATGCGATGGCTCATACACACTCCAACAAGGGCGTTCTGGATAAAATCACGGAGCAGGATTACGCGGACTTTAAAGGGGCTGTCAACAAGGCACATATCCACGCAAACAAAGACACACTGGACAAGATCGATGAAACAGCGTGGCTGACTGTATACGGGCAATCCCATGAGCATGATAACAAGGGAGTGCTGGACAGAATCACGGCACAGGATTACGCGGACTTCAAAGCATCGGCAAACAAAGCCCATGTGCACGACAACAAAAGCACCTTGGATAAAATCGATGAAACGTCATGGCTGCTGGTGTACGGACAGACACACATACATGAGAACCAGTCTGTGCTGGACAAAACAACTGCCAGCTATACCGCTGCCGAAAAGACGAAACTTGCCGGCATTGCTGCCGGTGCGGAAGTCAACCAGAATGCGTTCTCCACAATTGCATCTGGTTCAGCAAGATATACCGCGACAAGCAAAACTGCCGCTTTTGTGATCGAGGGTGAAGACGGCACTAGCGTTACACTTAGCACCAACGGCAGAGCAACGATTTCAAGCCATTCTCATAGCAATAAAGCAGTGCTGGACGCAACGACTGCCAGCTATACGACCGCGGAGCAGACGAAACTAAAAGGCGTTTCAGCAGGTGCCGAGGTGAATCAGAACGCATTCTCCACAATCGCAACGGGCTCCGCGAGATATGTCGCCACGGCAAAGCAGAGTGCTTTTTTGATAGACGGTGACGGTGGAACGTCGGTAAGTCTTGACACCAAGACCGGTCGCCTGACAGTATCCAGTCACACCCATGACAACAAGGCAGTGCTTGACCAGCTGGACGAGGAACAGTGGAAGTTTATCAACGGTGCGGCAAATAAAGCACACGTCCATGACAATAAGGGAACGCTGGATAAGATTACAGATGTGGGCTGGAATACGGTTTATGGGTATGCACATTCGCATGACAATAAGTCAGTGCTGGATAAGACAACAGCGTCATACACGGCGGCGGATAAGAAGAAACTGGACGGTATCGCTGCTGGTGCAACCAAGGTCGCGGTAGACAGTGCCTTGTCTGCTACCTCCATAAATCCGGTGCAGAACAAAGCTGTAAAAGCCGCACTGGACAGCAAGTCGGCAGCTAGTCATACACATGCGATGATAACAAACAGCATGCTTAACATTGGTGGTGCTAACAACGCGGCGAGTTGGGTGCGTTTGGGCACGCTAGTGTCTGGCGGGGACGCAAGATCCGCACTTATACGAGTGTGTAGTGGTAACGGCTTCAATGCGAATGCATATCAGAACGCTTCTTTTGAAATCCAGATCAAAGATGGATACCAGTCTACCCAATCAGCAGCTAAGGCGTGCGGCGTTACAGTATATCGTATCAACTGTGGTACTGTCAAAGTAAAGGTAATACCGACAACACACAATACGTATGTGGTATGGGTGTATCTCCCATGGGGGTACTGGAACGGTAACTACGCTGTATACGGTAAGTATTCGTCTTGGGTGTCACAAGATTTGAGGCAAACCACAGAGCCAGAAGGTACAGGTGCTGACACAGCCTATTACGACCAGGCATTTCTGACTAGCACCGTAGCCCAAGCCAACACTCTGACCGACAGCGGGTGGGTAGATGTTTCTAATTTCAAAGCGGACATATCTTCTTTTAGCCAAATCACAACAAGTTTTCGAAAATACGGAGACATCGTTTTTATTCGTGGGAGAGTTCAGCCAAAAAGTAATATGACATCAATTTCGCTCTGTAGTACAGCATCAACTTCACTTACCGGGATTACGCCGAACCATTCCGTTAAAGGCGTTGGTGTTTCCACAGATGGTCTTACACCGTTTATGGTCAATATAACAACATCTCCTGCCAATTCTGTTATCCTGAAAGGAAGTTTTTCGGCTAACAAAATATATGATTTCGAATTTTCTTATATCAAGTAGAAAGGATTATACACATGAAAGAAACCATCTGCACCACCGCCGGTATTGTCGGCAGCTTTATTGCCGGGCTGTTCGGTGGTTGGGACGCATCTATTCGGGCGTTGCTGTTGTTTATGGCAATCGATTTTTTGACCGGTTTGATTTTGGCAGGCGTATTCCGGAAATCCCCCAAGACAGCTTCCGGCGGTCTGCAATCAAAAATTGGCTGGAAAGGAGTTTCCCGAAAATGTGTAA